GAGCGTGGTATAAATTCATCAAAGACAATTGCAAATACTCACACTGATAAACTTAAATCAAATGGAAATTTAGCCGCAAACAATACGGATGGCACAATTGTGAGTCTCACATCCAATGGAATCAATTTAAACTATGCAACAATAGATCTAAATGGATCTGTCAGATGCGGAAATGGCGCATCTGGAACTGTGACATGTGGTAACAGTATTGTTCAAATTACGAACGGCATCATTACCGGAATTACACCAATATAGGAAACATAAATTATGACAAACGCATCAAATAATCCGATTGATCAGATTACTAAAATAGCCGATAAAGTTGCAGAAATTCCAGACTGCAGTGCACTCGAGGAACTCATAAAAGACATTCAGGCGATGATTAAACTACAGCTTGAAACAATGTTAGAAGAACTTGCCCGTCAGGCTGAAATTGCAATTCCCCCAACGAATCTTAAAAAGCTAATTAAGTGGGCAAAAAAGATTGCTGGCGGAGCGTATGCCAAGTATATAGCACTGGTTGAATTATACGCAAAGACAGTTGCTGCTTTTACAAAACTACTCAATGCAATACAGGAAAAGCTGGCCAAATTAGACTGTCGAAATATAAAACTGCCGACGCTGGATAGCATTATTCCGTCGATACCACAAACTGGTATTTTTCTTCAGGTACAGAAGGCATGGTCCATAGCACAACTAGTACAATCTCCCGGAGCGCTTCTGTCAAATGCTGGATCTCTTCTTGATAACGCACAGGCCGCGGCCACGGCACTTGACGTAAATTTAACAACGAATACAACAGCATCGGCGACCCTGACTGGCCAGGTAACCCCAGCAAATACAAGTGCTACTGGCTTTGTCGCAGCGCCAACTAAAGTCTAGACAATTCATATAAATAGAGTACACTCTTCATGGCAAATTCTGTTCAAACCTTCTCGGATTATAATACATCAGGCCAGAAAACATCTGTCGTTTCGAGTGGCCGTCTGTATTCCGATCTTGATCTGTCATTGGCTCTTCATCCTATTTTTCATGATATTATGCCTTTAACAGATACAGCTGCTGTTATTAACGCAGTTAGAAATTTAATATCAACTAATTTTCATGAAAGACCATTCCGGCCGAATCTTGGATCAAATCTGAGTAATCTTCTCTTTGAACCCGCCGATGTTATTACGATCATTCTACTCAGGCAGTCTATTCTTGGAGTCCTTCGAGAAAATGAACCTCGAATTGATTCAATTAATGTAGAGATCATTGATGATTCCGATAATAATCGATATCATGTAAATTTATCATTTCGAGTGATTTCTCCAAACCTTGAAGTAAATATCACACTCTTTCTTTCCCGGCTCCGTTAATTTAATTTTTGCCATATGTCTTCATTCAACGTCTCTGAACTTGATTTTGCCACAATCAAGGATTCAATCAAGGCTCATTTTCGGTCGCAATCAAAATACAACGATTGGGATTTTAATGGCTCGGGCCTTTCCGTTCTTCTCGATGTGCTCGCATATAATACTCACTACAATGCAATGGTGGCGCATCTCTCTTTGAATGAGACGTTTTTAGATTCGGCTCAGATTCGTGGAAATGTAGTCTCTCATGCAAAACTCTTGGGGTATGTTCCGAGATCATTGTCATCATCAAAGGCGGTCATTAATGTTGTTGTCACTCCGGGTGCAACTGTTGCAAATCAGGCAACAATCCTACGAGGGACTCGGTTTTCTACAGTAGTAGATCAAGTTCGTTATTATTTTGTTGCTCTTGAATCTCATCTTGCGCCGGTGAGTGGAGGTAAATATACCTTTACGAATATTCCGGTCCGTCAGGGTACGCTCAAGAGAATGATCTATCGAGTTGATACCTCACTTGGAAATCAAAAATTTGAAATTCCAGATGCGAACATTGATACAAGCACAATGCGCGTGAGGTTAAAGGCGAATACCGAATCCGATTCATATTCGATCTATACGCAATTTACATCACTTGTAAATATCGACGAGAATTCTCAGATTTATTATCTGCAGGAAACTCCTCAGGGACTCTATGAAATTTACTTTGGAGACGGTATTCTGGGTAAGATGCCAACCTCAGATAACATTGTTGAGATCGAATACGTCTATACGGATGGAACTGTTGCGGACGGAGCCAGTCTGTTTACTTCTGTTGATACCATTTCAGGTTACAGTAATATTGCGGTTACTGTTGCAACAAACTCATATGGCGGCGGAGTTCGTGAATCAATTGAATCAATTCGCTATAATGCACCTCTTACCTTTACTGCACAAAATCGAGCGGTCACGGCGGATGACTATCGTGCAATTATTTTAAAGAATGTGGCAAACGTTGAGGCAATTTCAGTATGGGGTGGAGAAGATAATACTGTTCCAGATTTTGGAAAAGTTTATATTTCTGTGAAACCTATTGGAGCAGAAACTCTCACAGGCGCGGAGAAAACTACAATTCTATCTTCTGTTCTTGCGGGTAAGAATGTAGTCTCAATTACTCCTATTTTAGTCGATCCCGAGTATACCTATCTTGAGCTGGATGTATTTTTTAAATACAATGCTAATTTGACAGATAGAGCTCTTGTTGAACTGCAAACATTGGTACGTGAGGCGGTGATTGCGTATAATGATGATGATCTTTTAAAATTCGATGGAGTGTTTCGTCATTCAAAACTTTTAAGAGAGATTGATAATGCGGAACCGTCCATCCTGAATTCCACAATTCGCGTCTTCATGTATAAAGAAGCCACTCCATCCAATACAAATAACAATTACTTTGATTTAAATTTTTCAGGTCCGATTTATCAGAGTTCTTCCGATTCATTTGTACTCTCAACAAATGCTTTTTTAGTGGGTGGCATTGAACATTATTTTAGAGATTTTGTGGTTGAAGGATCATACAATAGAAAAATATTCATGTGTAAGCTTGTAAACGGAACTGTTGAAAAGGTGAAGGAAGTCGGAATGTTATATGCAGCAACAGGCAATATTACGATTTCAGGATTTATAGTAGATCCGCCTGCGGGTGGCGGAGCGTCTCCGGCAATTCGGTTTACCGTGATTCCGAACTCGAACGACATTGCTCCAAAAAGAAACCAGCTCCTCTCAATTGATTTGCAGGAAGTCGTAGTAGTCGGCGAAAATGATACGATTGCGGTTGCTGGTTCTTCGGGCGCTGTGATCTATACAACGACGGCACGTCACCGGTAATTTTTTATATGGCGTATTCAATTGAAACTCTTGCAAGCACTCGTCGGAAAAGAAAAGAGACTTCTCGCGTAGAATCCTTAATTCCTTCGGGTCTTCGTGATAAGTCAGCAGCGCTTATTGAGCTGCTAAAGAGTTATTATGACTACATGAATTTGTCCGGGAATCCGAGCTATGAGATTAATTCGATTAACAATTCTCGTGATATTGACCTTGTTGATGAAAAATATCTGGCCCTTTTACAAAAAGAAATTGCAGCGGCAATTCCTAAAAACGTACAGATTGACAAGGTAAAACTATACAAAAGCCTACTCCAGTATTATTCTGTGAGAGGCTCAGTTGATTCCATTCGCCTATTTTTTAAAATCCTTTTTCAGGATAATGTACAGGTATATTATCCTCGCGAGGATATGCTGATACCATCTTCTGGTAATTGGGATGAAACCGCGGAGAGGCCAAAATTTGTTGGTAATACTCTTGTGGGATCTCAGGGCATTCAAGGAGTACAAGCAATTCAAGGTGTAACTCAGGGCGTTCAGGGCATTCAGCAAGTCACGGGCGTTCAAGGTGTTCAATTCGTTCAGGGCGTAGCTCAAGGTGTACAGGGCATTCAATTTATTCAAAGCATTCAAGGCATCTCAGATAGAATTCAGGGCGTACAAGGCGTGACTCAAGGTGTACAAGGTATTCAATTTATTCAAGGTGTACAAGGTATTCAATTTATTCAAGCTGTGACTCAGGGTGTACAAGGCATTCAAGGCATTCAAGGTGTACAGGGTGTGACCGCGGCTGATGCACCTCTTCCGGGTGGTTATGTTGATAACAAAGGATTTCTTTCGGATACAATAAAGCTTCAGGATTCGTATTTTTATCAGCAATTTTCCTATGTAATTCAGACGGGCAATAATACGGATACTTGGAAAAACGAATTTAATCGTTTGGTCCATCCTGCTGGATTTATTTTCTTTGGTCAGATCGTTATCTTTATTGAAAACGTAAATGCCTTTCCAGTTGATATTATCCAGGATCTAGATTTATGGTTATCCGGTAAACAATATGTGAATGGTATCCTGGTCGATCTTACGCTTGAAGATTTAAACATTAAACTGTTAGATATTATTGACGGAAGAGACGATGTTCGAATCTATAGTTCGATGCATACTCACCAGCCCGGGTTAATTTCAGACGAGGATTTGCCAGTACCGATTTTTGTTGGGTTTGCCGAGAGTATTACTGATGGTCTTTCCGGCGAGCCATTCAGCAGAAAAGAACGCTGTGTTGCGGCAACAACGGCGAATATTACTCTAAGTGCACCTCAGACAATTGACGGTCTTGCCGTGATTGCAGGAGACCGGGTCTTAGTAAAGAATCAAACAACCACCTCTCAGAATGGTATCTATCAGGTGAACGCCGGAGCATGGACTCGTACTACCGATGCTGATACTCGTGATGAACTGGTTTCAGCATTCGTGTTTATTCCTCATGGATCCACTCAGAATCGAAATACTGCATGGGTATGTACCATTGAGGCTGGTACCATTGGCACTGCCACAATGGTCTGGAATGAGTCTTTTGTGGTGCCTCAGGCGATGATTCCTTTTCCAAAGAAGAACGATGGCACCGCATATCTTCGGAGTCTCTTTACTGCTGCCAGTACGCGCAGTCCTCATAAGCTTGGTGTAGTCACTGCGGTTTATGATTCAACAGTATTCAAGGGCACTCACTTTACTCTTCTCTTTGATCAAATACCCATTGTTTCGGCCAATTCTGCACATCCTGAAATGCTAGTAAAGAGGTACCAGAGTATTGGTCACTTCTTTGATCCAGGCACTGAAATGCACACTTATGCAAATTATACGATCGAACAAGCCGACTCAAATGATATAAATAACCAAATACCTTGGGGTAACGTAGGTTCTCTCATTACTCTCTCTAATATCTAAAGACCCTCACTATGGCTGCTATCATCACTTCTCTTTTTCGGACGCTCAACGCAAATAACTTCAAGGACTCCGTCGCGGATCTTGCAAATAGCTATTATCTATTCGTAGGTAGATCAGATGCGTGGTCAGCCAATCTCGCAACCACAACCGATTCGGAAGCACCTACACCTCTCGACAGTCTCGTTGAAATCAATGACGCATATCAGAATATGTCGGCATTAAAGAAAATCGCCTCGGGGGACGTCACAAACGTCATGCCCCGCCATGCTTCTGTTTCAAATGTTGATGTTTCACTCACGTGGGTATCAGGAGCCACATATGTTGCATGGGATGATCAAGACCCTGACATCTATTCGAAGCCATACTACATTATTACCGACGAATACAAGGTCTATAAGTGCATTAAGGCTGGTGCAGGAACAAGCACAAATAAACCCGTCGATACCGCAACAGTTGCACCCGTTCTGTTGGGTGATGGATATCTCTGGAAATACATGTACACCGTGGCCACGGTGGACGCCACAAAGTTTCTTACTAATTTCTATATTCCAGTCAAAACGGTGGCACTTCCGGTTGTCACAACATCGTCAACGGTTGGTTCGGTGACGACCGTGGTAAAGACCGTTGGAGTTGCAGAAGATCTAAGCGAGGCGGATCAAACGCAATACGCAAATCAAAATGCAAATATTGCAGCTCTTAAAGGTAAAATTTATCGTTATGTCGTTACGAGTGGTGGAACAGGGTATGCAACTGTTCCAACCGTAACGGTAGTGGGTGATGGAACTGGAGCTCTTGCAACAGCAACAATCGCGGGTGGTGTTGTAACAGGTGTAACGGTTACGACAACTGGTTCGGGCTTTAATACAAATGCCGGTTCTAACTACAGTGTTGCAAATGTAACACTGAGTGGTGGTGGTTTTTCAGCTGCGGCCACAGTCAGAGCTGTTCTTTCTCCTGCAAATGGTCACGGATCAAATCCAGTTGAAGAACTTGGTGGATTTTATAGCGGTTTGAGCATAAGCCTGACGGGTGCGGAAGGTACTGATTTTATTATTAATAACTCGTTTCGGCAATTGGGAATTGTCAAAAATCCATTTAATTACGGAACTACAACAGTTGCAACAGCATCAACGCTAAAGGCTCTGAAAGGCATGACTCTGACGGGTTCTTCTGCACTGGTGATTGGTAATTATTTTACGGGTGGAACAAGTGGAGCCGTTGCATATCTTGATTCGTGGGATAGTGCAACTGGTGTTGTTCGCTATCACCAAAATGATAAAACTGGATATGGCACTTTTGTAACTGCCGAAACAATTACGGGACAGAGCAGCGTTGGAACTGGAGTCATTGCCTCATTGCAGAATCCGGAAGTAGATAGATTCTCTGGAAAAATCATCTTTGTCGAAAATCGAGCACCAATCAACCGGTCTGCCTCGCAGATTGAAGATATCAAGGTTATCACTGAATTTTAATATTTCCGAATATGCCAATTAAAACATACAATGTTGCGCCTTATTATGATGATTATGATGAGACAAAAAACTATCAAAGGATTTTGTTTCGTCCAGGCGTCTCTGTACAAACTCGAGAACTGACTCAGCTTCAGACCGCGCTTCAGGCTCAGATTGATCGATTTGGTCGGCATATTTTTAAGGATGGTTCTGCTGCGATTGGCGGTCTTGCATCTTTGGATAGTGGATTTGCATATATTAAATGCGAAACTACATTTACAAATGCTGGTGCATCATACACATCCGACACAGCTGGAAGACGAGAGGCAGTCATTGGTAAAGTTATCACGGGCGGAACGAGCGGTGTTACTGCAACAGTGCTTGCAGTCACTGCAACAGCATCACCCGATCCTCTTACGCTTTTTGTAAAGTACACAAAGGCGGGAACAAATAATACAACACTCGTTTTTGCTCCGGAAGAAGTTCTGACAGCAAACGATAGTGGCGTTACACTCTTTAAAGTAAAGGCATCTGTATCTAATGT